CATGTTGTATTGGTCTTGCTCAGGTGAAGCATTTGATACGTGGAAGTATTCCAAGTCATCAAAAATCGCAGAAACCTCAGAAGATACAACAATCCAGTTAGCACCACCACGAAGAGTTGACTTGTGAATTTGTGCAGAAATTTGGTTGATTGCGGTAATCAATGTTTGGTTCCAGTCTTTTTGAGTGTATGGAGTAGTTCCTGTTGAAGACAGACGTTTCCAACCATTGTAATCCCAACGTAAGTTCCAAGCCGCTCCTTTACGTAAGTCACGTAGAATTTCACGGTCAATTTCTGCTGCAACTTGTTCTGACAACAACGCTGTCAATTCAGCCTCAGCATCGATATTGTGGAATGCTGCAACGTCTTGTGCGAGTTCAGGTGACCATTGTGCTCTTAGTTTTCTTTCAGAAACTGATACAGTAACTGATTCAAGGTCAAACGAAACTTCACCAATTTTATCTTCAAATTCAAGCTCTTCGTAACGTCTCCAAGCAGCAATGAATGCGGTATTCGCGGTGGTTGATGACGAGAATGTTGAGCCAGTGTATCCATCCAAAGATTCAGAACCACAGTTAATACAAGATGGTACTTGTAAATCCACTTCCAAGTAAATAACACCATTTGCTGTGCAAATATCATCATAAGACCCTCCATTTCCTGTACTAGGCCATTGTGTAGATGAGCTTCCACCATATTGTACTATACCTTTACCGTATTTTTGAGTTACAACTCTGAACAAATAAGGATTCAATACATTAGCAGATGTCGTTGTGTTTGTACTTACACCAAGAATTTTGAGGTCTGACAAGAATGTTTCTGAGTCAATTTCTTGACCATCAGGACCTATCAATTTACCAGCTCCTGAGTTAGAGAAACCTGACATTGCAACTAATACTTTTCTATAGTTAGCACTTGTATAAGCACTTACAACTAATTCTCCTGTTGTTGCACTCCAAGCAACTGTAGTAACTGAACCTGTGATTGCAGACCAACGACCTTTTGAGTAGTCGAAAAGTCCTGGAGGGTCAAGACCCGCTTCAGCACCTTCATAAAATAAATCGTAAAGATTTTTAGCGTAGGCACCAGCTCCAGTGTATCCTGTGTTAGGGTCCCCTGGATAGTTACCTGGTGAACCAACAGGGGCATAATGTTCTCCTGATGATGAGGCGGAACCTCCATTATACCCTTGGATTTTAGGAACGAAATAGAACAATTTACCGATTGGTAAGTTCATAGCCTGAACCGATACGATTTCGTTAGCCAATAATTTAGAGAAAACACGTCTTACGATTGGAAATACAACCGTTTCGAATGCTCCGTTTGAAGATTCTGATGAAGCTTCGTTAATCAAATGTGACGCTTGGTTTTCATACAACTGCGCAACATTTTCTTTTAGGTGACCACGTAGGCCTTCAAGGAACCCTAATCTGTCCCATTTGTTGATAGTATCTTCTTTGATAACTTTAAGGTGCTTAAGACCAATGTTACCAACAAGACCTGATTCTAATAATGCTCCCATTTTTGGAATAATTTTTAAGTTTATGTTTATTTTATAATCTTACTCATGATATCTTTCATTCTTAAGAATTGAGGATTCTCATAAGTTTTAGATTCGATTAATGTCGATGCTGAACCAGATGAAGGAGATTTTTCAATCTTTCTTTCAATAGATTCAGTTATCGACGATTTGTTTGTATTTGTTAATTCACTTTTGATTGTACGATAAAGATTTTTCGATTCTTTAAGGGATTCTACACCATCAAATCTTCTCAAGATGTTAATTTTTTCTTGTTTAGATGTTGAGTGTTCAGTAAACAATCTTGTTGCGTAAGCTAAATTCGAATTGAATACAGCAACTTCATTAAGTTTGTCTCTGAAAACATTTAGTGCTTTACGATACTCTTCGTTTTTCTCACGAAGGACTTGAATTTGTTGAATATCTCTATTGTAACTTTCCTTTCTTAGGTGAGTAGGAGCCGCTTTAGGTTTATTCAAACTATTTCTACCCCATCTCTTACCATTTCCTAGTGTACGTGCAGCCTCTTTGGTTTCTTCTTTCGACATTCCAGAATGGAACGTAGCTAACGGTTTTCCTCCTTTACTTATAGTTTTTGGATTTTCCATCTTTTCTTGTTTCATACCTTCTTTGAATTCGAATTTTGGTCCTTTACCAATACCTACACCTCTTGTTCCTTGTTTTTTGTCTTCTTTGAACCCTCCTGATGTTTTCTTGTATGAAAATTTTGGTTTACCAATTTTTGCTCCTTTACCTATTTTAGGTTTCATAGCTTCATTTTGTAAATACTCAGAATCCATTTCGTATAAATCGCTTTCATCAGAATCCATTTCGTATAAATCTGAATCCTCAATTTCATCCAAATCGACTTCATAAATTGTTTCATCTGAAGTATCGTCGAATAATTCTGTATCTGAATCATCAACTTCGAGTTCATATACGACTTCTTCATCGGATTTATCGTTGAATTCATTTGAATCATTCTTTGAAAATATATCATCAATGATTGATTTTAATTCTTCGTCATCCGAAGAATCTGATTCTCCTATTGAATATTCATCGTCTACGTCGAATGATTCACCAAACTCATCATACTCATTGTATTCATCATACATTTCGTATGTTTCCATATATTTGTCATCTTCTGACTCCATTCTAATCATATATTCTTGGTCTGCTTCCTCGTCGGAAAGGTTTATGATGTTGTCATCCTTTTTTACAATGATTCCGTCTTCTGGTCCTAATGCTTTGAAAACTGTTAATAAATCTTCATCACTGATATCATCATTTCCTGAAAAGTCGATTACATCTTCTTCATCATCAGGCATGTCCATCATTTCAAAATCTTCATCGTCATCTTCATCATCAGGCATGTCCATCATTTCAGAGTCCTCATCGTCCTCATCATCAGGCATGTCCATCATTTCAGAATCATCATCTCCCTCGTCATCAGGAATATCTGATAATTCAGGGTCATCTTCAATCTCCTCGTCATCAGGTTGTTCAGATACGATAGATTCTTTTACCAATTCTTTGATTTCTTGTTTCATAGTAGAAGCAAGTATTCCTTTTGCATTTTCGGCTACGGCCTCTTCCAAATTTCTCATTTGGATAAGAGCGTCTTCAACCAAGTTTTTTTCTTTTGACATATTTTTATGTATATTTTTTCATATAAATATATACACATTTGAAAAAAATTCAGTTTTTGGTATTTTGTGACATTTATTTTATAAAATAAAAAAAGGGAAACCTTTTGAGTTTCCCTTCACAATACAAAATTTTCAGTAACTGATATTACAAAACTTCGATTACTTCGTCAATTTTACTTTCTGCAATTGATGTGATTCGCCAATCCCAAGTTAGGTCACTATACCTTTTTGTAATCTTAGCTTCAACATCTGTTGGATTGTAAGCCTTAACAAGTTTTTCCTCTTTAACTTTTTTTACTTTACCAGTTTCTTCATCAGGGAATTCGTAGTAGAGTTTTGCAATGAAATATTTTTCGTCCATAATTTTATTTTTTATAAAATATCATCATAATATTTTATAAAATCAAGGATTACTTATTTAGGTATGTATTTAATCGATTCATCAAATCTAAAGATTTGTTTGCTTCAGGTCCTACGTGACGTTCCCTTTGAGTTTGTTTTTCTTCTTCTAAATTTTCTTCGAATTTATTCCTGTCTTCAGGATTAGAAAAAAGATAAGCACCAGGGGTTGATGGAGATGACACTAAGTCAAAACAAATTAATTCAAAATCATCTTGAACCTCGTTTTGTTCACCAACTTTTTTTAGTGAACCTACACCTCTTGATGATATACCTAATGTCACACCCTGTCTTAAGTAGTTTGCCGCTAAATCTCCTTTAGTTGAACAGATACCTCTTTCATGGAATCCTGGTGACGTTAACAATCTTAACTTACCCATTAATATTATTCCATCCCACCAAATATCTGTTATAATGTGAGCAACTCTATCTAAGTCGATAAGGGATGATTCAGGGTGATTAAGTTCTGAAAGTGAAACACCCTTATTAATCATTTTTTTATAATTTTCCGCTTCTCTTTTTAATATTTTCTCAGGGTAAATCCTACCATTACGATTTGGTGTGTTATATTTTTGTAAAAC